GGTGAATCTCCGCAGTAGTCATATTGTCTAGGTTAGTGAACTTAGCACGAGGTTTCTGAATATACGCATCGACTAAGGCATCAAGATCATCCTCAGTAGGAATCTGACTTATTGTAGGAGTGATGAGGTCCCACCACGCCTTCATTTCCTGGAGGTCGGTTTGACTGATAAGCCCAACAAAGTTATTGGCATCGCCGAGGGCTAGATTTTGCCAATCTCCAGAACCGGCTAATCTGAGTATGGCTTCTTCAAAGTTATTGGCATCACCATTTCGCCAATCTCCTGGAAAAATATTCCAGAATTTTAGCTTGAAACTTGCCACGAGGGCTAGCTCTGTAGCCTCAAGGGCAATAGCCTTAGCAGCTTCTATTTCTTCTAACTCTGATTCGGACGGTTGGAGTTGTTCAAATAAACCTTCACGAAGGTTCCTGGCTTCTTCACTGACACCCCCATAAAATAGTTGTTGACCAAAGGTGGGACTTATAGGGCTGATGCCGCCGTAAGCACTAAGCGTTTTAAGGGCTTTTTGCTCCTTCAACTCTCTGGTTATAGGACTAATCAACCGCTCTACTTCTGCAACAGCGGCGGCTTCAAACTCCCGTGTAGCATGTACATTGGCGATGGCTTCTGCGCCCTGGTCTATAAAGGAGCGTGGGAGACCTTGGAGTCGCCGTTGTAGTTCTCGGGCAGCTAGTTCTACGCTGGAAAGTCCGCTCCCACCTTTGAACCCGCTTTCTTGGGCAGATGACTCTGCAAGGACGCGACCAGTGGTAGGACCTGGCTTTTCTAAATTTACTTCTGGACGTGGCCAGGGATCTACGAGAGGTAGTGCTCCTATATCTGAAGGATCAGGTCGAGGCCCAATAGGTGGTGCTGTCGGTGCCTCTACACCTTGGGGTCCTCGGATTACATCATGTTGTGGCATTATACACCTGAATCCGTGAGTGATGCTGGTATGGTTGCATTACCCTGCGGTCCTTGTTGTTGTGGACCATTACGTTGTCCGATGGTGCTCTCGATGGTCTTGGCTGCTGTTATGTACCTCTGAGCAGCAGCGGGGTCACCACTAGCGATGAGGGCTTCTGCTTGATCCTCATACGCTTCGATCAATGCGATATCATCAGAAACTGGGTGTCGCAAAGCTCGATCCGCCCGTAGTCTAGCCGTTTCTCGGAGGGGGTCTGCAATCTCGGGGTAAAGGAATGCACGTATCTGGTCATGAGACAACTCAAAGGTTGGATTAAGCATCCTACCCACAGTCGCTCGGTTGACAAGGTCACCTGGTATTCGTGGATGCACCTGAATGTCAAAGAGGAGTTGGTCTGGGACTTCGTTCCAGTTGATCTTGAAATCATAAGGGTGAAGTTTCATTCCTTTCATATGACGGTACCAGTCCTCGTCGATGAAGTTGAGACAATCTTGGATACCTTCAACAAATGGTCCGAGGACATGTTGAGAGGTCTGGATGATCTGACTCATCATCATAGCAGAGATTGGCTGGTTGACTACCCCAGCCGCTGTCTTGCTAAATGAAGCAGCAGCCAGCATGTCCTGTGTGTCTCTGGTGATTGTGCTAGCTTCAACTGGAACTGCTCCCACTTGTAGCGCCTCAATGCTGTCGTTGAGTCCCCCACGGAAGATAGCCCCACGCTTGAAGATTTCATCCGAGTTCAATATTGGGTCCCCAGCAGTCTTTTCAAACCACCTGGGATTTGCTGTATCTCGGATCATCTGCTGGATATAGGTCATTTGGCGGTTGAAGTTACGGAGGACGTCCTCGTTGGTGGCAACAATGCTTTCACCCACACGTTCTGTCCAACGACCATTCGTATTTCCAGGTAGACTTCCACGATCTGGCATCCCTCCAACTGGCGCAATTCTTATAGGAATATCACCGTGGAATTCTTCAAAAACCCTATTGACGTGGACTGGTTTATCTCCAGCTAGCAAGGTATTGGATACTTGGAAATTATCATCAACCTGCCAATAGTCCAATATCTGTAGGGGTTCTTGTGGGTGTCGACCAGACTGGAAATCCCAACCACGCATACGGGCTTTGCGGTCATAGTCACCTGCGACGGTCCAATAAATATGGGCACACTCAACTAGCCCAAGTTCATCGTCCCACTTAGGGTAGACTTCGTAAGGATTCCAAATGGTTGCCCAAGCTGAGCGACCGTCCACTCCACTAAAGACACTATACCATCCTGAATAGAGCATCATGGATACGAACTCACGCATCCAGGACTTGTGCCCTGAGTACTTGTTCTGGCGGTCAACGACCTTCCAGATTTTACGAGTCATGGACTCTAGGCGCTGAACTCGGGTAGCGGCTGTTACATCGAGTCCCTCTTTATCAACGACAATAGGAACCGAAGCAGTCGAGAGAATTTGGACGGCAAGGTTGTAGGCTGCTTTTGGCTCATTGGTAATAAAAGATTCTAGATTAGGCCTGGCAAGATAGTTGTCCAAACGAATTGTTCGGTACCAGTCAAGCATCTTTCGGTTGCGGCCTCTCCAAGTATCAGCAAGTGCGGCACCACGACGTTTTGCTTCCGTCATTACGGCGTCGTCTGTCCGACCTTGGATCAGAGACCCGGGTTTCTGAATTATTACCATGTGTTACCCCAGTCGTCATCCCAGCCTGAAGTGCCTACAAAGCCTCTTCGGACTGCTATTGATTGACGGCAGACCATAGCGATGGCTGCACTATCATGTATGTCATCCGGACCCACACTGACAAATTGCCATTCCCCGGTGGTTTCGGATCGTTGCTTGCGTATGTTGGCGAACTGGGAGACCATGCGGCTATCTGGTATATCCAGATATGGGAGCATCATCCTGAGTTCTTTAATCATTGTTGGCTTAGTCTTGGGGGTGGTGAGCCAACCTGGTGTCTTGGTGGGTTTATTACGAACGAAATCTTCTCGCCAGTAAATAGCTGGGTAGTCGTGTAGATTGGTTAGTACAGCCAGACCATGGTTATTAACCTCTGGCGCGAGTGTGGCGGTATTATAATAACGTCCGATGGACTTATAAAATACTGCTGTTTCTTCCGGCTCATATAGCCCGTATAGCCTGGCACAGAGTTTCCCACGCTCAGTAATGCGACCGGTTTCTTCATCTTCTTCCTCATAGAATCTCCAAACACTTACTGCGGTTTCTGTTTGGCGTCCCATACCTGGGTCTAAGGCTACGATGTATCGGTAGTTAGGGTCAGGCTGTTCCCATATTTGTAATTTAGTGTCCTTAGTTGTAGCTCCATCCCAGTCACCCCAATAATCTATAGGTGGTCGGCACTTCTGGAGCATATCAGAAAGGAGGTCTACGTCATAAACCATGTTCCCTGCGGTGAGGAAACAACTCACATCATCTTCGGGAAACTCCTGTTCAAAGGTAAATGCGTATTCTTCGGAACGACTAAGAGCCCTTAACTCAGCTTTCTTCCACCGCCTCCACCGCAACTGTCCTTCGGTAACCCCGGCGTTAAGCAGTAGTAACTCCCGGTCGTCAAGGTTAAGAAGCGGACCTTTGTCCTTAGGCAGAGCAAGTGGATGATCTTCGTGGAAATTATATTCTTTGTGCATCATCCAACTATAGAAGTGTGGACGCCAGGAGTTGTCCTCGCCCTTGCTTAATTCATACAGATCGTGGAACGGGTTATCTTCGCCATTTGGTGTACTAAGTACGTTGAGGCGTCCGTATGCGGGGACTCTTTGCAAGACTGGGACCATGATATTTCCAATATCGGGCCAGAACGCATATTCGTCTGCGAGGAAATTATGGATTGCATCCCCACGGCCAAAATTATAGCTTCGGGCTGTCCCGATATAGAATACCGAATGGATAGCGCCATAGGATTTCTCGTGTTTAGATTTCGCAGTCTGGTCAGGTTTGTACTGGTCAGGAATCTGATCGTAGAAAAACTGGGCTTTACCTAGGAGTCGCTCGGTGATGAACTCCTCGTAGGCAACAATAACTGAAGTTGTCCCTGGCGTCGTAATTGTATCTGCAAGGTAGTATCCAATGATACAAGTACTGGCTCCAACTTGTGAGGGTTTGACAAATACATTTCTAGCCCCGGGAGGCTCAATTGCCGCCAACATTGACGCCTGGATTGTTTGCGGGACAAAATTGACTGTTCTCCGTTCCTTGTCACTCACCTTAAATAAGGTAAGCATGTACCGTAACTTGTCTCTTACAAGTTCTTGGACGATACCGTGTACTTCTTGTTTAACTTGCAACGGGAACCTTGCCTATGCAGGCAGTAGCTTCATGATCTTCCCAGGGGTGTCCACACCCAAAGCACTTCTGGTAGATATATGGAGTATTTATCTCCGTACGATACCGGAAATATGGGGTGCTACAATGGCAGAATTTAACCTCCGCCACGTTTACCCTTCACGTTCTTCCTCCCAGTCCTCGCCAGGTGTCCCTTGCGGGCGTTCCTCCTCTTGGCGGTCTGAGATCTCCGTGAGTTCGTATATCGTCTCCTCGGCATTATTAAAAGCCTTTCGTACATTGTCGGCGTGAGCTTGACCAAGGTTAATGACGGTCTGGGTCATGTTGATGTTACCAGAGCCACCTTCGTTATCGGAGCCACCCTTGACAACCTTGACCATAGCACCCCATTGTGCGGCACTGTATAGAGGTCGGATTGTCTTGAGGTAGGCTTGCTCTGGTGGTGTGAGAGCTTCCAATTCATATTGATTGGCTCGTTGAATGATCGTCCAGTCCAGGTGCATCAGGGCACGCATGTTCCGCTGGTACTCAGCGATCATGAAGTTAGCGCCATGATCCCTACGGAGTTCAAGAATATCCGTAGTATCTAGGCGGCGGAATTCTTCATCTTTTTGCCTCCATGCACGGAGGGTCTCCTTTGTTACCCCGACAATTTGACGGGATTCCGTAGGAGTGAAGCCAGTAGCACGGAGGCTTAGGTACTTGGTCTTGTTTGAATCGTCCGTGAAGTAGGGGATTACCGACTCGGACGTGGACACCGGATCGTAAGGATCAACACCCTCTAAGGCTTCCCTGATCTGATCGGCGGTTTGATTCCTGGGTAAGGTCATGTACAGTTACCTGACTATAAATTTAACCTAATTTAACTCTAACATATAAGGTAAAGGGAAGCAAATGGTAGAGGGCGTGGTGTAGATTTCTAGTTGACAGGATGAGTATCTGTGATATAATGTATATGAGGTGAATAGATGCCAAGAAACGCAACATGGTTAGCTTACTGCCCCAAAGATACTGAGTGTCAAACTGGAGACAGGTGTTTTGACCTGGAATGGGATGAAAAAAACATTGTTAAACTCGGTACTCCTTGTGTGCGAGGACGAGTTGAAGGCCATTTAGTAACCTGGCATCCTAATTGTTGGCTTGATATCGGTGTCAAAGTCATACTCAGTAAACCATTTAATGGACGTGGCCCAGGGCGACGACCCTTAGACATATCCGACGATGATAAGGTGAAGCGGAAGTTGATATTGAACCGCTACGCCGCCTACAAACAGAAAATTAACAAGGTGCAGGCAATAATCATAGACTTGGTGGAGTCAGATCCTGACTTTGACCTGCTTATGCTGGAAGTACAAACCCATGAGTTGAATCAGAACAAGATATGGTGGGAAATTCAAGATTTCGGCGGTGCACCGGATACTTGGAGGATACCAGATGACGGAAACGAATACCTCAGAAATAAATTGCAAGAGAAGTCCCAACAAGAAGCATCACTGGTTGCTACCGGAGCCAGGTAAGGACGTAGATGTTATTGGAAGATGCAAACATTGTGGAAAGAAGAAAAAAGGGTTCTTAAATGCCCACCAGTGGCAACCCAGTTGGGGAACAAAAGCTGGAAAATCAGGCAGAAAGGCCCGAGCAGCATTAAGAAAGAAAAGTGTTAAGCCTGGTTACGGGATCTCCGGTAACAAAGGACTAACTCGGCCGAAAATCAATCCAGGCGACGTTGCTAGTAGGTAACACTCCCTTATCCTTAGACTGTTTGTGGGATTTTGGTATTTTTCGAGAGAGGGACCTAAAGGCAGTTTATTTATGAAACATTGTGACCCGTATCACAAAGTCTGAGATACATAACGGAATGTGCATATGTTTATGCGAGCATGTGCGCGCGACATTGTGAAGCACGTCACAAACTTGCTATGCTTGTGAAGGAATTCACAGACTAGCATGCTCTCGCTTGTGAAATGGGTCACATACTCACTACATTGTGAAGTATAGTACTAACTAGTGCATGCTCAATCTTAACGTTCCGTTTACTTTCAAAGCACATACTCGTGATACTATTACGTCAGTAAGTAGAGACAAGAGAACTTACTAGAGCGAGTAGAGCAAAGCACATCAAAGCATGTGAACACTACAAGCACTAGACGAATCGTTCCCAACGTGTTATACTTACAGCATCGAATGAAGTAACAGCAGCATACGAATCGAGTAACATACAA